TGGATGGCCGAGCATGTGATGGCGATCGAACCAGACAAGGACGCGGTTGATTTTGCGATGGCCGCTTTTCCTCATCCTAATATCTCATGGGTTGAAGCGAGTATTTTGGATGAGCCGAACACGATAGATTATTTTGGTGTCGTTACCCTTGTCGAAGTTTTGGAACACATCAAAGATTGGGAATTGGCGTTACGCAACATACACGCCTGTTTGGTGGATGATGGTTTCCTGATTATGACCGCACGCAACGCCAATGCAGATCTGCGGCGCAACCAGTTACACGAAAGAGAGTGGACGGCAAAAGAACTGGTTGAAAATCTGGAAAAGTATTTTGCGCGTGTGGAGTTGTATGATCACACGCTTACCGTTAAATTGCCGATAACTACAACGCAGACCCCGCTTATCGCCGTTGCCTACAAGGAGTGACGCATGGGCAAAAAAAAGTTTGAAGTGATGAAGCGTTCTGAGTTTGCCGCCAAAGAGGTTGAAGGTTTTGACCTGGGCAGTGGACGCAAGCGCGTATTCAATAAGATGAGCGGCGTTATGTATCTGAGCGATCCCGGAGAGGCGCAGCACATCAAGGACAAGTACGGGCGGGACGGTACGGGCGATGTGCTTGTATCCGAGATCCCGGATTGGGATTCGCCTAGCAAGGCTGCAGACCAGGAAGGTGTGAAGCCTATTCACCGCAATTTCTTTGTAGTCCCTGAATTGCCGTGGAAAAAGAAAGAGGCTGAAAATGACCCTGACGCTGAGTGATGTTTTACAGGCTGTATATTTCGAGTTGGGGCAGTTGAACCATGCCAAAGCTACCGGGGGCAGCACGTCCACGGTCGTGGTTGGTTCACTGGCTGGCGAGGGCAGTAATGACGATTGGAAGAACTGTGCTTTATTTGTGGTACGTGATGCGGGAGGGGCTTCAGCGGCACCTGAAGGCGAGTTTTCCAACGTTTCGAGCTACACCGATGGTACAGGTACATTCAACCTGGAAGATACGCTTACCGCTGCTGTGGCCAGCGGGGATAGTGTCGCGTATTCTACTCCGCGGTATTCACTGCAACAGTCCATCGCTGCGATCAATCATGCCCTGACGAATTTTGGGGATATGATACTGATCGATCAAAGCACCCTGCAAATTGTTGAGGAGCAGACCGAATACGATTGCCCTGTGGCGTGGAAGTTTTCTGGTCCACCGATGCGCATTGATATTGAGAGCGACCCCAACGATGCAAATGACCAGAAGTGGATCGAGATCAAGGATTGGGAATACGAACCGGCCACCGTTTCAACTGCGGGGAAGATCATCTTTGCCCGCCAATATGATGCGGATAATTATTGCCGCGTGTGGTACAAAGGGCCTCATCCTGTGGTCAGCGATTATGATGATGTGATCCATGAGCATATTCACCCGGACGTTATCAAGTGGGCTTCGGTCGTGGAGTTGCTCAAATGGATGAATGAACGCACCCAGGGCGAGGAACGGGGGATCGTGCAGAACTTGAACGATTCCCGCGCTGAGTTTGAGAACGCTTTGCGCCGCCATCCCCTGCCAAACACAGGCCGGCGCGGAAAGTTGTTTATTTGGTAAAGGTGGTACACCATGCCTTCAGATCCACAAACAGGACACGGGTTGAAGAATCCTACCCACGATTTCGCTTTATCGGATGGGCGGGTATCTTACGGTTTCAAATTCAAGGACGGTGTTCCTGAACGCAGTCTAACAGATATGGGGCAGACCCCTTCTACCCTGAAACTTTCAGGGGGCGGGGGTAAGTATGGTGATTGGGATCCTTCCATGTCGCATATTGAGCAGCGTTCATGGATCGGCGGGCGCGGGGGCGAGGACTTCTCCGATGATCCCACCCGTTTCTTTGATAGCCGCATGGCCTGGACGCTTACCGAATCGTGGCTTTATCCTGCCCCGAAGTGGAAATTTGCACGCGGATTGGTGGATGATATTTGCGAAATGCCTGGCGATATTAGTTGGGTTGGTTTGTTTGGAAGCGATCAATATACATCGGTTTCCTTTTCGTTTTCTTCTGAAACAGACGTTGACAGGGCTTATCTGTGGATCAGACGTGTCGGAAAGCCCGGCACGTTGACCGTTGCCCTGTACAGCGATTCGGGAGGTGATCCAGATTCCTCTATTGCCAGCACGACCGTTACCACGGATACGATAACAGACGTGGTATCTGAGTTGCACGGCTTTGTTTTTGGGACACAGACCTGCGCAGCAAGCACGACCTATCATATCGTGGTCAGCGCGGCCGCCACAGATTCGGGGATCAACCATTGGGAGATCGCCACAGATTCGGACGGCGCGGGCAGTAAATCTTCTACGGACGGCAGTTCATGGAGCGCGGCCGCCTACACTTTCTATCACCGGGTAATGGAATTGGGTGTTCAGCGAAAGTTTCACCCCTTCTTCATGTATGGTCAGTGGTATGTTGTGGACGAACGCGATGATCAGACGGCTTCCAAGATCTACATGAACGGCTGGCGCGGTAAGGCTACCAGCGCAACGTCAACGGTGATAACAAATACAAATGCTTCAATGACGGTTGATAGGTTGATCGGTGCTACTGTGAAGATCATTAGCGGAACAGGCAAGGGGCAGAGCCGGCCTATCACAGACAATGATGCGACCACGATCACCGTTTCCCCTGCTTTTGACAAAACCCCGGACAACACCAGCGTATATGTTGTGTTGGGTTCTCCGTGGTGGTTTGAGCTTGATACCACGGGGATAACCGGTGTGGTAACAAGCGTTTGTGTGTATGACGACATCGCTATATTTGCACAGGGTACGAGTATCAATATGCGTAAGATGCGCTTCAATGATGGGGCCAGCCCGCCGGCGCATGAGTACGGGGATGATGGCACCAACAAGGCCGACATCATTTATACCTTTTATGATAGCGGCGTGAAGATCTACAAAGTGAATAATACGACTGTCAAAGAAGATTCTGCAGCCGGAACCGCGTGGGGAACAAACCTTACTTTCAGCGGCACGGAAACAGCCATAGGGGATAGTACGTATGTGGTCAATGCCTTGTCAGACTATGACGAAGTGTTGTGGGCAATGAAAGAAGATTCGGTTTGGCGCAAAACTTCTGATGGTTGGCTGAAGTTGAATGTCGGATTGGAAGCCTTGCCAAGTTCTAATAATGGCCTAGCAGTGGCGGCGCAGAATATGTATTTCTTCTTCTCCTGGGCGTTGTCTGTTGAGCGTTTATACGGCGGCGCGACATCGAACAGCGGTACGCTGGATGATGTTGGACCGTGGAAAGGTTCTGGCATGCCTGAAGGTCGGCGCGGCGTGGTAAGTGCGCTGCTGCCTATCATCGGGTGGTTGTTCGGATCCATTGATGCAGGTAGAAACAGTACCAGTTCTGTGCTGATTTACAACGGCAAGGGGTGGCATGAGGTATTCAGGGCGTGGGAGGCCGGCCGCAGGATCCGAAGTTTGTTTTGGGCACCTGTGCCAGAATCGCAGCCCTTCTTGTGGATAAGCTGTGGAGAAGATCTTGTTTACCAGCGATACCCCAATGATTCCCTGAACCTTTTGCAAGACTCAGATATAGAATTTCAACATGAAGCAGTTGTGGTTTCCTCAATGGTTGACATGGGCGCGGCGCGTATTCCCAAGTTCTTCAAAGAATTGACGCTGCAGACGAACAATCAATCCAATGAGATCGAAGTGCAGCTTGATTATCAGGTGGATGCGGAGATCGGAACGTCCACCTGGAACAGCGTGGGCGAGTTCTTGACCAGCCCTGAAGATACGTTGTCTATCCGGCAGGGGAACAAGCGGCGCGTGGTAACGCGCATGCGCATGCGCACAGACGATGCCGATAAACCGCCGAAGATCCGGGCGACCGTGCTGGAAGGGTATGCGCGGACACCTGAAAAGAGACAATGGAACATGGTGGTAAATGCTTCATCGTATGGCGTGAACAAGCGCGGCGGGCAGGAACCGAAGCCGGGCGAGGTTTACCGATGGCTTTTGAAGAAACTGCGCCAAGCCGATGGATTGAAACTGACCAGCGGCGTGGAAGAAATGGACGAAATGGACGTGGTGATCGATAACGTTGTGCCGGTCCGCCGTACAATAGATTGGATCACCGGGAATTGGTCAGGATATATTCAATTGACCGTGAGAGAGGCTTGATATGGCGCGTACTATTGAAGTATGGGTAGACGAAAAAGAAGTTGACATGGTGGAAGGTGAAACCATTACTTACGCTGTGGAGTTCAAGGGCGCGGTTTCGGTGAGTAGTCCCGGCGCGACCGTGTACCGTAGCGGTACAGATGTTACCAGTACCGTGATGCCGTCCGGTTCACATACCGCAAGTGCGAACGTGGTTACACTGAAGCCTCTTACGGCCCAGGCAGGGGACGGCGGACAAGAATACGTTGTCGCTGTAAGCGCAACAGTGGACGGCAACAGCGAGATCCGCAAGTTCCAGGTGAATGTGCATAAGGCAAGCAAAGCCTTATGAGCAAGAAAAAGAAGCCTCTGCATTACAAGATCCCGGAGCCAAAGACCCCGCCGTTTTCTGGCAAGACCAATCGTCCGCAGAGGCAAAAGACAAACGAGAACTTGACCGGCTTTGTGGACGGACAAAAAGCAAGTGACATCGAAGAACGTTTTGCGAGATCTTTGGCAAAGAACAGGCGTGTAGATAGTTTTGTTTTTCAGCCTTCTTACATCGCAGGGCGCAACATGCCCGGCGAGATCAGATTAGACTTTATGGTTTATTCGGGCATGGTGATGTTCCCGATCCAGGTAGACGGTGCTTTCGCACACAAGACCATAGCGCAGAAGTCGGAGGATGCGAACAAGGATGCTATCTTGAATGACCATTTGCGGGGCAGCGGAGCAATGCCGGTGGAAAGAGTTGACGGCACGCTGCTTGAAACGCAGGACGATTCGGACCGTTGGGTATTTGGGAAGTGGTGAGAAATGTTAAGAAAACTAGAAGTAAAAGGACTGCTGCAACATACTGTGATTCACCCGCCGGTTGACCAGGCGTATGTGTTGCGTAACAAATTGCGCCCTGGGTTCTGGTCCGGGTGGTTGAAGGTTTGGTTATCCCGCACCGTGGCGCGAATAACCAAACTGCCTGTGTGTTGGGGGCAGCTTCAGGCACGTGTTTTGCGTGATGGCCAGTGGATAGAATTGGGCGTGTTGTCTTACCGTGTTATTACCGATGCCGGTTTGGAATTTCTAACCGATGCGCTGCAGAGTGGCGCGGAAGATTTTACGACATTCAATTGGCACGCTTGCGGGACCGATAACACAGCGGAAGCGGCCGGCGATACGGCGTTGGGATCCGAGACAGTTACCCCGGTGCGGAGAGAGGGTACGAAAAGCCAGCCCACTTCTACATCGATCGACTTCACGGCAACGCAAACTTTTGTTGGTCCTGTGGCAGTTGTGGAACACGGGTTGTTTTCAGCCAGTACCAGCGGAACACTGTGGGATCGCTCAGTATTTGCTACAATAAACGTAGATAACCCGGATGCTATTCAATGGGTGTACACGTTGACTTTATCAAGTTGAGGTTATGATGTTCGGACAATATCGATGGGGCGAAACCAAATGGGGGGGCGCGGCGGGGCGGTTTTACTGGTTGAAAGAGTTGGCCGGCACGCTGAACCTTGCGCGTGAATTTGCCGGCGGATTGGCAGTAAAGCTAATGGCAAGCCCCAGGCGTTTTGTTTTTAGCGCAGGAGAGAAAATAACAACGCTGATTGCTCCGGCACGTGATTTCTTATTCAATACGAAGGTGAGGGCAGAGGATGAGTGAGCCAACAACCGCCAATTTTCCTAGCAGTATCGCTAATGATACTAGCCTGTTAGGTGATCCCACCAGTTTACAACAGTTTACTTTGGATGGGCTGCACAACGATTCAATAACCACGATCACGACCACAGGGGCGATCGCTGGTATGAACTCGCCTGGTTATATTCTTATCGAAGATGAGTTGATCCACTTCACGGGAATATCAGGCGCAGACTTCACCGGATGCACCAGAGGCGCGGACGGAACGAGCGCGGCCAGCCATGCGGACGCGACCAGTATCTATCACACCATTGCGGCGAATTACTGGAAACAGTTGAAAAAAGAGTTGATCGCTGCACAAACCACACTGTTTGGGATGATCACGGATGGTTGGATTGATGCAAACGAAACATGGACGTATGCCAGCGCGACAACCTTTACCGTGTCTGGTGACGTGACTGACAAATACCCTGTTGGAACGCGCCTGAAATACACACAGACTACGGTAAAGTATGCGACTGTGGTATCACGCGTTTATAGTTCACCCAATACCACGATCACGGTCGCGGAAAACGATGATTACACAATTGCTAACGCGGCGATAACAAGCCCGTATTATTCATATCTGGTCAAGCCGGCAGGATATCCGGAGTGGTTTAGTTATACGCCTACCTATACAGGCTTTTCGGCAGATCCCGGGATAAATTCTAAATACCAAATTGTAGGAACAACCGTAAATGTGCTTGAAAATCAAATCTCATCGGGCACCTCAAATTCTGTTCTTTTCAAAATAACTTTACCTGTACAGGCAAAGAATGTAACCAATCTGTATTGGGGCGGTACGTGTTTTTACGCTAAAGACAACAGCGTCACACTAACAGGGGCTAGTAAATGGCAGATAGTCCCGGGGGGTACTACCGTTGATTTATATAGCGATATGGCCGGCGCAGCATGGACGGCGGCTAACGATAAACGCGCGCGGATAATGTATTCTTACCAGATATAAGGCGTGGTCATGTTGACCATACCTTGAAAGGATAAAGAAAATGTCAGTAGCACCAGAAGGCGCAGTAAAACTATTGCGAGCTTATTCGGACGACAAATCCACAAAAGAGCAGTTCCCGGATGCCTGGTTGCAGAGATCGGGCATTGGCGGCCTGGTTATCCGTTTGGGTTCCGGCCGGCAGATCCACGGCAGCGGGGATCTCGGACATATCCGACCAGGAGATTATAACGACCACAGCGCAAAAGCGCACATGGCACAGGCCAAACGATTGGGCATGTTCGCTATCCTGGAATTTGAACTGCACCTGGGAGGGGATGATCACTTCGCTGGTGATGATTACATGACGGAAGATAATCAATTTGTGCCGTTCAAGCACCAGCTTTCCAGCGCGGTTCCGGGGCAGGATTACCACGCTTTTTGGTTGACGCTGGTTGACCACGGCAACACCGGTGGGAATGTGGCACAGAAACTATCCCACTTCCTGCGTATGCTGGATGATTGGATGATCGAGTACGGCACCGGCGTGCCGGTGTACCTGCGCTTGCATGAAGAACTGTGGAGCAGGGGCAGCGGTGAGGTTGCCAGTATCATTGTAAGTCGGTACGATACCCCCATGCCTTACGCCTTGCAGGATCATACCCGCAGCTTTGGCGGGGTGGATTGGGATAACCCGCCTGAACCGTTCGAGGCGGCAGTGTATGAACCAGGGCCAGCGCAGCACAAATGGAATCATCTTTGCGCCTGGCGGTACGGGCGTACCGCTTACGCAGATATGAACATGGAATGGTTCGTTCTGTGGGGCAACATGGCACGCGCAATTCATTTTTTGGGCAAGCCTGTGAACTACGGTGAGGAACCTGGCGGCGGCACGAATGAACCCCCAGGGGGAGGGGGTGGAACGAATGAACCCCCCACAGGTGGGGGTACGACCTACGATTTTACTGGTTTGATCAACGCGATCAATGCCAACACGGAAGAAAACAGGCAAATGCGCCTGTTCCTCATGGACCTATTCAACAGGGGGCAGGAATGAACATTAGTCCGTGGGTGAACACCTGGAACAAGATCCAATATGGTTGGGATCTGCGCGAGATAGGGAATACCCTTATCCTGGTGCTTGATCTAAATCATTGGCTGGTGAACAAGGAAACAAAGAAATTCGATGAAGTGCTGTTCGCTGAGAAGGTCGAAGAAATGGGGGTTAAGGCGATCATCTTCAAGGTTTCGGATGCGAACCGCGATACCGGCTATCAGTTCATTGATTGGACTGCAGATAAGTGGTATAAGCTCACGCGCAAGTTGGGGATCATCGCCGGCGGCTACCACTGGCTGCAGTGTTCGGTCGATCCCAAAACCGCATGGAATTTCTATAAGTCATGGATGGATGATCACCCGTGCGAACTACCCTTTATCCTGGACTTTGAAGAAACACAGATGCCTAGCGCGACCGATATTATCTGGCGGGCGCGGGAATGGTTTGGCCATGCGAACGCAGCACGTGACGACCAGGCCATTTGCTACACCGGGTTAGGGTATATTGATACGGTGCGCGGGAAGTTGGGACAGCAGGGCAAGAGTTCAGCGCAGATCAAGGATCTGTTATTGCCTTTCGCACAACAACCGCTTTGGTTGGCTTTGTATTCAAGATACTGGCCTGACCTGTTCGTGCGCAAGTACATGAAATACCGCATTATTGACGGCCAGGAGCTATGGCCGTGGACCAATGATCAAATGATCGGTTGGCAGTATACAGGTAAGGCCGACTTCCCTTATTGGGCAGACGGTGATAACCTGAACGCCCAGGCGTGGGGTTTTGATAGCAAGGGATTGGACATCAATTATTTTCAATCCGATTGGCTGACCCCCTACCTGCAAGATGAACCGCAAATACCGCCGGAAACTCCGCAGCCGGCAGATCCAAAACTTGTCGATGCTTTGAACGGATGGGAACAAGAACTTAACGGTATCACCGCACAGATGCGGGCCTTCCGGGAATCGGCGGAAAGGGGGGGAACATGATAGAAGTAACAAATACACAGATATACGCCGAGTTAAAAGACTTTCGGAAAGAAACCATACAGTTTCAGGAAGAAACGAATAAGCGGTTTGCCAAAGATGATGTGTTCCACGCAAAGATGCAGATGCGCATGGAAACTGTTGAGGACATAGCAGAATGTAACAAGAAAGAGATAACCGGAAACGGTGATGTTGGCATAAAAGAAATGCTGCGTCAGATCTTGGCATGGATGAAAGCCAAAGATGAGGCAGAACAAGAGAAGAAAAAAGACGTGAAATGGTTTCTCGAAACCTTTGTCAAGCCGGCCGTCATACCGCTGATCACGTCCGGCGGTGTTGGTGCGGCTTTGTTTGCCGCGTTTCGTGCGTATGTACAAAGTTTACCGTAACAAAAAAGGAAGGTGAATTGTGTTTGAAGTAAGAGAGTTTGGATCCGTTATGGTCCTGTTGGGCGTGTCGTTCGTGATGTCCTGGCTTATCGAAACATTGACCGAAGCCATTTTGGGCAATTGGGCCGATTATGTTGTGGAACGTGTTGAGTGGATCGATGAAGAAATGAAGGTGAGGTTGCTTCAGCTTGTGCCCCTGGCATTGGGTGTATATTCTGTGGGCTTCCTGTATCAGTTCGACTTCATTTCCTGGTTGTCCGTGACGTTATCGGCTACCGCTGAAACGTTCAAGATCTCCGCGCCGGTAGTGATTGCAGTCACACCTTACGGACGAATCGTGTCCGGCCTGGCTGTGGGGCAGGGTTCACACTACATGCACGAATTGATTGGGAAGTTCCTGAAGAAACCGGATGACTTGCTGCGTCCGTAATTATCGGGAAAATCAAATAGATAAAGGAATTAGCGGGCATTACTGCCCGCTAATTTGCATGGGGATAACATGAAGAAAAACATAGTTCTTGCCTGTGTAGGAGATACGCACGTGGGAGGTACTACCGCGCTGTGTCATAGGGGACTGCAGTTAGATGATGGCGGCACATATAGTCTGTCAGATCTGCAGGTTCATTTGCTTTGGGCATGGGAAGATTTCTGGAACAACCAGGTTTTTCCGCTGCTAAACCGCAGAACAGAATTATATATCCTGTTCATGGCGGATTCGGTGGACGGCGATCATCACGGCACCAGCCAATTGATAACGAAAAACATTTACACGCAAACGCAGATCATAGCGAATTTATTGGAAGAACCGGCGAAGCGTGCCACAGGAATGATATTTTTGCGGGGCACACCTGCGCACGTGGGCGGGGTGGCTGAAGCCGATGAGCAGTTAGCAGCCAATTTCGATAACACGATCCCCGATGAACATTCTTATTCTTGGTGGCATTTTATCGGGGAGTTCAACGGCGTGAAGTTCGATGCCGCGCACACCACGAACAGCGGGGGCAAGATCGAGCGCAACAGGTACGCGGCGGCCCTGCGATTGGCGTATGACACAGCCGCGCAGCATATCAAGCGGGGGGAAAGACCCCCTGACTATGTGGTACGCGGGCACATTCACAGGTTCATGGACAGCGGCAGGAATTACGATACCAGGGCGGTGACGTGCCCCTGTTTTCAGTATTCTACTGCCTATGGGCGGATCCGCTATGTGGGGAACGAGGTGGATATAGGCGGATTGGTGTTTCAGATCAGCGCAGATGGACAAGATCACGGTTTTCAGGAATTTATCTACAAGCCTAAACGAAAGCAGGTGTGGAAAAATGCCAGAGATTGAAGATCCGAATTTCAGTGAGAGCGAAAAGGATAAGGCGTTAGCGGATATACACGCGGCGCATTATGTCAGGCCGTATGATCCAAAAAGGGACATCACGAAAGAAGAACTTGCGAAGGCGTTGGGATTCAAGACTTCCCGCAGCGTCCCGGATTGGGTGAGAAGGAATCCGGGTATTGTCGAGGCGCATGAGGTCCACTTCCCTAGCGGGTGCAAGGGCAAGGTATACCGAATGGTAAACAGAAACAAAGAATAGGTGTTAACTATTCGGAATTTCCGAATAGTTGTTATTTCTATTTGTTCAGGATAGTATACACATTTTGTCTATTATTAGTTGTACGACCTGGGTGTACAACTGAACTATCCGGGAATACCGGACAGTTGCCAGTGTTTTTTGTACGGCGATAATACCCCGTGCAAGGTATTTACTATGTACAAAAAACACTAATTTGCGTTACATGACAAATTGGGTATTGACTTTTGTTCCAAAATCCTTATACTAAAAGATACGAGTGTACGGAAAAGGTCCTTACACATAACAATTACACAAGGAGTTTTTATATGTCACAAAAAATTGCATTGGCCGAAGCGTTGTTGCGCCGCAAGGAATTGCAGAACAAGGTCGCCTCCGTTCGGCAGATCGACCAGGCTGTGTTCTATGAACATCGCGTCAAGCGCGTCCGCGTGGATGAGGGCATTGATGAGGTCGTGGCCGACATTCCGAAGTTGACTGCTTCTCAGGTCACACAGGAACTTGACTTTCATTCCCGCCAATTGCGCATGATCGATGCTGCAATTCAACGGGCGAATTGGGAAACCCAAGTTGAAATCCCCGATTCGGTGATGGCTGATTATAAGCCTCCCAAAGAATAGCCCCAATTCGGCGGGCTGTAGGTGACAAAGAGGGCGTTGGATCGAAGGCCTGGCAGATGCCTGGAATCTAAGAGTAAACGTTTGCTCGTTGCCAACCCTGATCCTGGATTGGATCGCATGATTTCGCATATAGAGCGAGGGCAGCAGTCTCATAAACTGCATGGGTGCCGACCCGTTGATAATACGGAAGTAACTCCGATTGCCCTAATTAATAACGGTCAAAGATCCGATTTCCCGATTATTCCGAATGAGAGAACATCCAAAGTCCGAATAAGAGAAGCCCGAATGACCAGATCCGAGACTCTTTGTTACCCACAGCCCGCCGAATATTCTTCTTACAGGAAAGGAAAAGGTTTATGCCAAAAGATGAAAATGGGCAGCAAGAGCAGGACCCGCGCAATGAAACAACGGTTGCGCGGTATGACGATGAGGGCAATTATGCCCTGTATGTCAATGGTTTCAGGGTGGGGGAACCTGGAAGCAAAGAGGAAAAACAGGAGGAGGAAAAGAAATACAAATGAGTATAGTTATTCATGGTTGCTGTAAAGATTGCAAGTGGTACGATTCAGCAACAGAACGAACAGATGCCTTGTGCAACAAAGCTAATGATTATTCGGAGAGGAATTACGGCGACAAGAAATTACCCGATATAAACAGCGATCAGTTTGGCGCGGTGGATGCCGAACATTATTTTGCTGCTGTAGTGGTAGGCGGTAATTTTGGTTGTATCCATTTTGAGGGAAGGTGTGAATGAGTAATGCACGCAAGAAACGCAAATTGATGGCCGTCTGCAAGCGGTTGGGCAAGCCTTATACCCCTATTCGCAAGTGGGGGTTGAAGCGTGTTTCGCTGCTTGATCAGATGGCGCATTTTATTTCCCAAAAGGTCAAGCCGGTCAAAGATCCATTGATGCGCGGCCGCTCCGGGAAACGTTGGCAGAACGAATACAACAAGTGAGGAATGATGGACCAGACAGAAAAGCGAGAATTGACAGTTGACGAATTGGTGCATGCGCTGGCGGAAACGCGCAGACTGCACCAGGAAATACAGGACAAGGCACAGGCGATCATTGAATCCTCCGGTCTGCAGAAGGTGCAGGAGGAAGCCGGCCGCGCCTGGGACATGATGAAAGAGATCGAACAGGAATTGAAAGAAAAGGCAATTGCCCGGTTCGAGCAAGCAGGGGACGGCAACAAGAAGATCCACCCCGCAGTATCGATCATCGTGCAAAAGAAATTCGTGCAAAAACAGGGTATCAATACCCGTGAGGCTGACGAGTGGGTAATGCAGAATTTGCCCTGGGCGCGGGTGATCGATTGGAAATCCGTGGACAAATACGCAAAGAGCGTATACGGCACGCCGGCAGCGGTCCCGTTCTATGAGAAAAGAGAAGTTTTGGGAACGCGGATCCAAAGAGATCTGAGCGAATATGAATGATCGCGTAGAAGAACGGATGCCCCCGGAGGATGCGCAAGGGTTTGTAGACCGATACCGCTGCGCTACCTGTTGGGGACATTTAATTGTCCGCCATGCAGAAGAAGGGCGGGAAGTGATCGTAAGCTGCGCAAAGCCTGAAGATGAGTGTTCAGCGACCGGGTTTGTGACTGCGAATTATGTTGAGTTTGCGCGTTCTGATAACAGGGCGGACGCGGCGGAAGCCAAGAGACTGCTTGCGGACGCATTTGGTATCAAGCGCAAGAACAACGCTGATATATTAGATGATTTTGGAATTTGAAAAGGAGAACAAATAATGCCAATTAAAGGATTGATCGAACGTGCTTTACCGTTCCCGAAGATCGGGGACATTCGCAAGGGTGAGAAGCGCAAGAATAGTAAGGGTGTTGAGTATCCTGTGGACCTGGATTATTTCAAGGTCACATTTGGGGCAGCCTATGAGGTTCAGGCAAAGAAATTCCTGGATGCCTACGGCGAGAAACCAGACAAGATCAATATCCTGCTTGCCAATAACAACATTGACCGGGTTTGGGATTACTGGCTGGAAGCCTACACCGCCAGCCGTCTGATCGCAAAATCTGACGGCGAGTTTATGAATTATTGGGTCCATTGGAAAACCGGAGAAGTGATCGCCAAAGCCGGGGACAACATGAAGTGCCCTGAAGATCTCGTAGTAGGCAAGGACAAAAACGGCAATCCGATCAAGATGAAGTATACCGGCCGGCTGAATGTGGTCATTCCAGAACTGAAGTATTTTGGTTTTCTCACCCTGCATACCACGTCCATTATTGACGTGAAAGCCATTACCGCACAGCTTTACGGCGTGGAAGAAATGGCGATCAAGTTGGGCGTTGAATTGGGGCGGATACCCTTGACCATGTTGCGGGCAAAGCAATCGGTATCGGTGCCGAAGGGCGATAGCAAGACCGAGCGCATGCGCGTTGACAAGTGGATGGTACAGATCGCTCCCCAGGCAGAATGGGCAGAAAAGGCCATTGGTGCCCTGCGTGATTCGGCTTTTCAGCTGATGCAGCCTGAAGAAACCCTTGCATTGGGCAGCGGAGAGGCGGCCATGCTGGAAGAAAGCACGGACGCGCCGGATGCCTACGATGATGCGATTGACGCGGACTTTGTGCCGAATGAACCGCCAGGCTATGAAGATGATTTTCCCAAACCTGATTTCATCCCGGACGGAAAACAACCTGGTTTACTGCCAGCCGTGGAGAAATCACAAAAGCCAAAAGGATTGATGGCTTTGGATATGGCCAAGACCGCCAAAGGCAGCAAGGGCGATGTGTATTGGGAAACACCCACGGAAGAACTGCGCGGAAAGTTGATCGGGATCACGCGGCTGCTTGCAAAGGACGATCTGAACGACAAGCAGCGTGAAGATGCGATGTTCAAGAAGGGTGCTATTGAGGCTATCATTTGGCACCGCGAGAATGAGCAGGAGGAATAGGATCATGCCTCAACATAGAGTTGGTATATCAAAATATTCTTTAGCGGTTGCGCGGTCTATGGCCGAGGAGCTTGACAAAGAAGTAATGGCCGCGTTTACTGCGCGTTGTTTTGTTGCCCCGCCTAACGCCATGCGGTTATTGCCAAAGATCGAGAAGGTGATCTACTGCCCGCCGGCAACGGTGGTGCTGTGGGCTGACAAGACAAAAACAGTGGTCAAGGTCCACAATGAACCGTTTGACAAGGAAAAGGGTCTTGCTATGGCTATTATGCGCAAGCTGTTCGGGCGCATGGGAACCGAGAAGATCATCAAGAACGCGCAGGAAGTTGATATGCATAAACTGGTTGCGGAAGATTCGACTGAGAAGCCCCAGGACGAGCAGAAAAACGAAAAGCCATAGCGGAACACGTAACAGGGCGCAAAAACGAAATTTAGGCGGGTAGCGTCACAGCTACCCGCAGTTTTGAAAGGGTTTTACATGCCAATGTTCAAAGATCCACAGGTGATCATCGAGGGCGCGTTCAAACCAGTGTCCTCTTTGGGCAAGCTGAAGAATATCGCCGGCGAGGATAATATTAAAATTCTATCGTTCGGAAAATACGTATGCCCGGAGGATGCTGAGGTATTTATCTTTGTCAACGGCGGCGGGACGCATTTTATCTATGCCAAACCCCATGAACCAACAGCCTGAGATCCAAACAGGTCCAGCGCATACCCTGGTTGCCGCCGTGATAAAGCGTGCGATCCTGGATGCGTGCGGGGAATTTGAAACCGCTGCGGTAGCACGGGAAGGTGAATCCCTGCGCCTGGATGCGAACCACTGGCTTAGATGTGCCGAAGCCGCCGATTGGATGCACGGGTTAGGACTGAAACGGGAAGATGTGCTGCTTTACGTATTGGGACATAGCGAGTAAAATGTGTTATATAACACAGAAAAGGAGTTACACAACATGGAGTTTTTGATCACGTACTGGTTCTTTTGGGCGGGGGCGGTGTTCGCTTATACCGTCTGGACGTTATTTTTTGATTCACGGGAGAGGAAACAGTGAAAATGTTTTTTGGTGATAAACACAGAGAAGATACCTGCGCCTGGTTCGGTCCTACCGCAGAACACACAGCGGAGAACTCGGATATAAAGCGCATTGCCCAGGGCTGGCAGGTGCATAAGCGCGTTTCAAAGATGTACTTTCAATACCGGGAATATCGAAAACCGGTCAACCTGTTCATACACCTGCGCTTGTGGCTGGTCAGTGTTCTGGATCCGTTCAAGGAAAAGAAAGAACATGAAAATGATTTCATCGTGGAATGTGCGCGAATGATGGCACGCAACGGCAACTCGCCGGCCGACATTGAGGACGCTTTACGCCGTATGCTTGACGACAAGGGCGCGGAAGGGATCGAGGGCCACAACCCAGGCGATGAAGTGGTGCTGTGGGGTGACGTGCAATCGAACACCTTTTGGATCGATGCCGAAGATCTATACAAGACAAGGGGGCGCGGTGGAAAACTCAACTAAAGAACGACCAATTCTTTTCAACACCGAAATGGTACGCGCCATTCTGGAAGGGCGCAAGACGCAGACCAGAAGGGTGATAAAAGATGCCCAATGCGAACAGTACACAAAATGGACATACAAACCAGAGGTGGCAGAAAACGCAAGCGATGAACATGTGTGGTTGTTTTCTGATGATACAGAGCAATTCGGTTGGTTTGATCGTTGTCCCTACGGCAAGCCTGGTGATCTGCTGTGGGTGCGGGAGACGTGTTCAATATCTTATACCAAAGACGCGGTTATGTATTTTGATCATGGGGGCAAATTATCCCCCGATGCGCCTGAAGGGAGCGAATCATGGGCGCGGGAGTGGAAAACCTGCCCGTCTATTCACATGCCGAAGTGGGCTGCCCGGATATGGCTGCGCGTCAAAGATGTGCGCGTGGAACGGGTGCAGGATATTAGCATGTCTGACGCTGTATCAGAGGGTGTTCCAACTTTGAAGGGGTGTCCTGAGCCGCGAATATCATTCATGGACTTGTGGAATGACATTAACGCCAAACGCGGCTACGGATGGGAAGTCAACCCCTGGGTGTGGGTGGTTGAGTTCGAGAGGGTAGAACGTGCCGGATAAGATCCCCCCGCTGCCCGATGAGGTGATCGAAGAAGTCAGGCAGCTATCTGATTCTGCAGATACTTTCCAATGGCGCATAGGTGACATTCTGTGCGATGTTTGGGATGAGGTCGGCCGGGAGTATACGATCATCCTGGATTCAGAACGCCGCGCCCATGCCTATATCATCGGTCAGGTGGCCAACCGCGCCGGCATAGCAAAGTCCACCCTGCGGGACCGTGAGAACATGAGCAAGTTTTTTCCGAAACCGGTACGCAAGGAATTGGAACCGCTCACCTACCACCAGGCGCGTGCGCTGAAGTCGGCCGGCGATCAATGGCAAGAGTATAAAAAATGGGTGTTCGATTTTGCGGATCAGGAGGGTTATTTCCCATCTGTTGAGGCTATCCGGGATAAAATCAAAGCTGCCGGCGCAGATCTCCCGTTGTGGCAAAAGAGGATGAATCAGATCATCCCCTTACTGGTTAAGGTCAGTCTTGACCCGGAGGCCCCCACAGCTTTAACTAAGGACGCAGCCGAGTTTCTCATGTTGCTTGAACTTAAACACAACCAGGCCGGCAAATAACCGGCCTGGCTTTTGGTTTGTGGGGGTGTTATCTCCCTTTGATTTCCCGAAAACTCACATCGATCTTGTACAAACACGCGGCCAGAAGGCTTTTAAATTGCTCATCGTCCGCCAGGTCATGCAGGATAAACCAATTTCCTTCCAATATGCCGTCAACGTGCTGCCCGTTGTATTTAACTACGGTGAACAGGTGGAAAAACACGCCGTTGTCATTGGTGAGCTGCTCAACGTTGATCTTGTGATAATCGTTTGGCAGCGTGATCACGCATTTTGTGGGGGCGGTCTGCGTGATAGTGGGCAGGATAAATTTATCCTCAAAATCATCCTCTATCCCGATGCCGGCACGGTCCAGGAGGTTGCGGATCTCGCCGCCGTAGGTCAAGGGCTGTTTCCCTTGCCGGTCCCCGTGTTTTTCTCTCTCCTGTTCTACCAGGTCATAAATTGTGATCATTTCAAACGCTCCTTTTCTATAGCCTCATCGATGAGGTCTTTAATAAATTGGCTTTGGTTCGGCTGCGCTTGCAGGTATGCTTTTTGATACGGGTGGACCCGCAGCGCGATCAAAACCTGTTTTTTAGTTTCCACCTGTTCTTTTTTGGGTGGGTGTTTCCAGCGGTAGGGTAATGGCATTTTTAACTCCTTTTGTAATTGTCTATTGTGGCTATCAGCCAGCTTGTTTGTGCCTGGTTGATCTTTGCGCTCCATGCCAGGCCATGCACAAAGCCGGTCCAGTACGTGCGCCATGAATCAAGTTTATCATCTGCTTTTTGTCCCAGGTCAAGCAGTATACGCCGTTCAAGTCTGTTGGTGTCAATTGGTTCTGGCATGGTATCCGCCTTTAATATTCGCTAGGTAACAAAATGGTCCAGTATCGCCCATCATAAGAGGCGTACAGCTTGATACAGGCTGGAAAATCGGTAAAGGGGATTTCCTGAACTGCCAGCGGTTCATCCCCGGCCCCCGTGCATTTAATAAAGGCTGTTTGATCCCGGTTTACGGTCAATTCCCAAACCTGAAAAACCTCATCCCGGACGGCCTTTTTTTGCATGTATGAGGCGATCAGATCCATAAGCCAAAAGGCCCCGTATTTCTCCGCAACGTGCAAGGCCCCATCAGTTAACACCCAATTTCCGAAAAGCATTGACCAGCGGTGAAATTTGGTGGTCCCGGTAAACTGGTGAATGTCCGGCAACTCGCCGGCGATCGGCCCCGTGCGCTGCGCCTGATCCCACCCCTCAAACCATGCCTTAATCAATACCTGCATTTCATGCTCCGGGCGTGCGTCCCCGATCTTCAAAAGCCGCTTGTCAAGCCTGGGTGATCTTGGCCACTCATACCCGTAGGCCGTTTCCCCTAAGTCGTGGGCTGTTTCTCTCAGTGTGTCTAATACCTGGGCTGGTGTTTTTGTTTGCGTGTTCATTTCCTTTTTTCCTTTTCTGGTTCGGTCTGTGTCCCTTGCGGGTTTGTGTTGTGTAACAAGTTTACAATATCTGAAATCCCGTTTTCAAGTGTCAAATGTCATGTTCCGGGGGTGACATTCGGCTTAATACTGCGTGCCAAGTAAATTGTGCCACCGGTCCGCTTTAATTAAGTCTGAATCTGCGTCCCCTATCAGTTTAATTATGCTGGTCCCGTTCTCGATCTGCAGCACGGCCGCGTCATTGTCGCGGGTGAATTGCCAGACGATCCCTGTACAATGGCGTAAACTAATCATCCCGGCGCACGTGTCTGTTATCTGTTTGATCTTGACAAGCGGCACCGCTATAGGTTCCAGCGTCCCGGCGCACGTGCAAAGCTCCATTGATTTTAATTCATACAATCCGCCCCGTTTATGCGGCCGGCGTAAAATAACGGCGTGCCCCACTGGTTTTAATACCGGCCGGCGTGCTGCCCGTTTCACCGTGACACCTGGTAAAAATCCGCTGATCCACAACGGCCCGGCCTGGTCAAGCATGAATCCCCGTGCGTTTAACTTCCCCTTTTCAGCATATAGAACAACATGGTCAATTAATTCAGGCTGCCAGCCTTTTAACCCGCTTTTGATCCCCTTGCGCTGCTTATACAATGCGCTGATACCGCGCTTTAACTGGTCCCGTGCTATTAACATAATCTTACCCTTTTCTGATATGGTCCCGGCCAGGTTTCCCCGGCCGGGTTTAATGGTCCGTTCTGTGAGCTTATTCGATCTCACCCGTGATACATTCAACGGCCTTATATGCCTGGTTCGCTGCTTTGATAATCAACCCGCGGTCATCATTCAAGGCTTTAAGCCAGCTGTCAATATAGGCGGCGGTCCGTTCAACTTCCCGCTTTCCCTCAAACCCTACCATATTCAGCAGCATAGCTGAACCCAACTCCGCGGTTAACTCTTCCCTTGCGTATCCAGGCGATCCAACCCCGTGATTTTCTGGATACTCACGATCAAGCCGCTTTTTATGTCCCGTGCTATGCGTCAATTCGTGGAATAGTGTCCCGAAATAACCCGCGTCCGTTTTGAATTGATCCATTTCCGGCATGTGTACGCTATCCGTTGACGGCCGGTAAAACGCCCGGTCTTGTTTATAATGCCTGATCTTTGGGGGGGCTTGCATTTTAGCTACAACGGCCCCGGCCGCGTCCGTTGCGCTTGCGTCCGTGGTTTTGATCTTGCTTTCAATCATTGGGGGGATCTCAATCCCGTCCGCTTGCTCCAAATTAAACACCGTGTAGTAACGCATAAGGGGAATGTTGACTTCCAGCGTTTCCCCTTTGTCATTCACCGCGCCGCTTTTATCCTTAACCCGTACGATATTAAAATAAGTGATCTGCGTCCCGTGTTCGCCTTTGCGCACGTGCCCACCCTTGTTCTTGATCTGCTTAAACGTTGCCCAATAGGGACATTCAAAACCTTTTTGTGTCGCATCCCACTGCAGCAGCCATTGATTAAACCCGCGGTAAGGCTTTTTACTGGCAAGATTCCTGTGAAAGCCGGGACCGTTCCAGGGACGATCCCAGGGCACCGTGCCCGATTCCAGCGCGTCAATAACCTGCTGTGTGACAATTTCAACGACCCGTTTTTTACTCTTTTTTGTTTTGGTTCCTGTGTTGGTACTCATTTCCTTTTCCTTTTCTGGTTTGGTTTGTGCCTGGTCCTGGTTCAGTTGATCCCGGCCGGCCTGATCCTGATCCTGTTTAATCTGCTTTTCCCGCGTGCGCATATCTGGCAGCCATGAATAAAACTCATATACCATTTTAGGGACCTCATTCATTATTCCATTGTCCCGGCAAAGATAAAAGTGATCCTTTGGCTGTTTGAGCTTTTTATATTCCAGGTTCACTTTCTTTTTAGCGTATATTTGTACGCTATGGTGCCGGCTGGTAAAGGTGCCTGTGTCAACCATTTTGCGAATAGTTGACAATTCGCGGCCGAAATAGCAAGGCTCATTTAAAATCTTATTAAGCCGTGCCTGGTTCATTACTTCAGTTCTGGTCCTGGTTTGGGTATTCATTTCCTTTTCTCCTTTTCTGTTAGTTGATCCTGGTTTATTGAATTATTCCAGGTAATACGCTGTTCACTTGCGCTATAGCTGCAGCCACGGCCGGTTCAATAGTAATATAGGCCAGGTATAACAGGACCGCAACGCCGATCAAACATACAACTGAGGCTAAAAACTTGATTAATGCTTTCATTTTATTGATCCTTTTCTGTGTAGGTTGTTTGCGTAACGTGTTATAAATAGAATAACGATATGTAGGTATAATTACAAGATGATGTTTGTCATATCTTTTATATGACATTCTTCCTTTTCAGCCTGTGGAGCTTATAAGATGATTCAATATGATGAAACAAAAACATACACGCCCGGCACCATAGTTCTATATAAGGGACAACAACACAAAGTGTGTAAGAATCAATCATTATACAATTTAGAGAAGAAAAGAATCACTGCTACAAAACAAACAACGACAAAATTTACACCCGAAACCAGACACGCGATAACGGCGGCACGCCGTGAAGCCGCCCAGGCGGCAGCTCAGGCCGGCTTGTCGCGCATGGCGCGACCAGGCACGGCCGATCCTATCATGGGCGCATGGTCCGACATTATAGAATCGCAAGCACGCCTGGCAATAAACACGCAACGCGGGCGATCCAGTACGATCGCTGCTCAATTTGTAGGGAAAGCAGCGGGATTTTTCGATATAAATAATGAACAAAACCCGCAAATTGTACAGAATCAGGCCATAATAATGAGCGATCAGCTTGCACAGGCAATACTAACGCGCGTTAGTGACCAGTTTCAAGCTGTTGATAACAGCAGTTATCAACAACAAGAGGATCAATATCCCGGTACTATACTGGATGGTATAGCCACAGACGCAGACACAGGCAGCCAGGGTATAGGGGCAGGGGCGGCAGGGGCAGGGGAGCAGGGGCAGGAGTGAGCGCAGGGAGGTAGGTGGGGGCTGGTTGGTGATGGGTGTCTCGTGGTGGATCGGTAGTACCTCCCGCGCAAAAAACATAGGGTTTTGAAACCCGCCAGAAGCAAAAGGAAAGGCAGGGAAGGAAGAATGAGAAACAAAGATTCGGTGTGGAAAACATTGGGGGCGAGTTCGCATACAGAAGAAGAAAGAGAAAAGGACGATTATTATGCTACAGAGCCGGGGGCGATAGATGTATTGTTGGGTGTTGAGGGGTTTGAGGGGGTGATATGGGAGCCGGCGTGTGGAGAGGGGCATTTATCAAAAAGGTTGTTGGAATTGGGGCATGAGGTAATAAGCACGGATTTAGTTGATCGTGGGTATGGGGTAGGTGGGGTAGATTTCTTGATGCAAATGGAAATGCGGGGAAGGAACATTATTACAAATCCGCCGTACAAGTATGCACAGGGGTTTGCAGAAAGGGGAATGGTTTTATTGCCTGGGGGTGGGAAAATGGCGTTGTTTCTTAAGTTGCAATTCCTGGAAGGGAAAAGAAGGAAAGGAATGTTTTTACGTATGCCGCCGAAGGTGTTGTATGTAAGTAGTAGCAGGTTGTTGTGTGCTAAGAGGGGAAATTTCCAAAAGATGCGTGACGGGGGCGGATCTGCGGTAGCGTATGGGTGGTATGTATGGGAAAAGGGTTGGTGTGGGGATACGGTGATAAAGTGGGTGAATTGAGAAAGGACTAAAGAATGAAAAGGTACACAAAGTTTCTATGGAGTTTACTAAGGCATAAGTGGTTTGTTTTGTTGGGGTGCAAAAAGATGAAAGTGCCGTTTTACCTATGGATATGGCATGACATATCGAAATTCAATATGATAGAGTTTATTCCTTATGCGAGGCAGTTCAGGAACAGGGATGGAAGCAAGAGGAATGTAAGGAATAAAGACGGCAGTTATGATCCTGCAGAACAGGCGGTAGAGTTCAGGAGAGCGTGGCTGCACCACCAGAGGAACAAACATCATTGGCAAGCGTGGTGCGTGATAGGGGATGGTGGAAAATTAGATGCGCTTCCGATGCCTGAGAAATATGTACGTGAAATGATAGCGGATTGGATAGGGGCGGGGATGGCATACAACAACAGGAGTGATCCGCGTCCGTGGTGGGAGGGGAACAAGGGGAAGATGGTTTTGCACAAGGAGACGTTGGATATGGTGGAGGGGTTATTGAAAGAGGTTGAGTGGTGAAAAAGAAAAGGCGTACACGATGCCTGTACAGGAAGATGGTAGGGCGGGTAGAGGTATCTGTTTGGTACGATGCTGAGAATGTAGATCTATTGGGTTTGTACTGGAATCGGGCAAAAAGGGATGAGCAAGAGAGGGCGTGGGGGTACCGGTGGGTAGTGGGGGTGCAGGTATGGAGGTGGGAGGTTGAAGTGATGAAAATTGGGTCTTGAAAAAGGGTGTGAAAAGATGTAGTATATAGAGACAGGAAAGGAAGGTGGAATGAAAGTTATCAGTTTAGGATGGGGGGTACAGTCTTTCACACTGGCGGCGATGGTTGCGTTAGGAGAGCTAGAGCCGGTTGATTATGCGATACACGCAGACACAACGCATGAGAGTGTCTTAACCTATGCGTTTGCAGAGAAGTGGACGCCGTGGATGGAAGAGCGGGGGGTGAAGGTTGTAACGGTGCGAGTTGAAAGCGCAGATTTTCACAAGCAAGAAAAGTTAAAAGGATTGGGAACGCCGCCTTTGTTTACTAAAACTGACGATGAAAACGGGATGCTGAATAGATCATGCACACAACGGTGGAAAATTGCCCCAATGCGCAAGTGGTTGCAATCTAATAGGGGTGGTGAACAAGTAGAGCAGTGGATGGGTATTAGTTTGGATGAGTTTCAGCGAATGAAACCATCCAACGTCAAATACATCAAGCACCGTTGGCCGCTGATTGAAAAGCGCATGAGCCGCCACGATTGCAAGGTATGGCTGGATAAACACAATATCGAGATCCCGCCGCGATCATCGTGTGTGTTTTGTCCGTTCCACAGCCGCAAGGAATGGCGCAACGTCAAGCAAATACCGCAGGATTGGAAGAAAGCGGTAGAGGTTGACGAGCAGATCAGGAAAGCGCGGCCGCCTTATGACTTGTATGTGTGCAATCAGCGTAAGCCGTTGCCAGAGTGCGACTTTGACAGCCCGCAGGATAAGGGGCAGCTTGAATTGTGGAACGAGGAATGTTCAGGGTATTGTGGGTTATAGAAAGGAAAGGTGAGCGATGAAGTGGTGGCAGGTGCAGCATAGAACGGGTGTGCCGGTGTGGATCCCGGTGGGGAAGCGTGATGGTTGTTTTGTACGGGTGCTGAAGTGGCTGCTCCCGTGGCTGAGGTGAAGGGAGTTTGGAATGAGTGAAGAATTGAAAGCGTGTCCGTTTTGTGGAAAGCAACCAGACATTTTTGTTATTGAGGAAGTTGAGTTTCATACGCGGTGGGGTGTTGAATGTCAAAACTGCGGCGCGACAATTCAAGATGATTTTGATGAGTCCGACCTTGAAAAAGCCTGGAACACCCGCCCGATTGAGGATGCCCTCCGCGCCCGCATCGCAGAGCTGGAGGCGGCTCAGGAGTGGGTGAGTAGAGAAGGCGTCTTTCTCGATGAAAATTTGATGATCGACTACGCCACACTTCAAAGCTCAGTGTCGCTGGCAATTGACATTTACGAAAACCATAAAAAACACTTCAATGGCAGGGAGAAAGTAAATAACGCGGAAATTTTGAATAAGATGCTGAAAGTGTTGCGAAGTGCGCGCTTGAAATCACAGGAGCTTCAATGAACATAATAAACGGCGGAAACGCAGAATATCACGGCCCGTTCAGCGGGGAATATTATGTTGCAACAGTCGATGGATATAAAGTTCCATTTGTGGAGCTTAGAAAAGTTGACGAGAACAACTGGGACTTATTGCTTGATGGCCGATTCTCGGTTCAAGCAAGCGGAGACGAAATTCAGAGGTGGTTATGGATTGTTGCCAACGCTATGGCGATTAGCGCGGGTTACTCTTGTTTTGGTGAAAACTCTAAAAAATTAAACCCATACAAACGCAAGATTATCAGTTTGTCGCAAGATGACTTTGAGTGGGCGCAGACACACGAGGCCACCGAATGACCCCCCGCACCCTATCCCCCAAAGCCGCCAAAGCGTGGGGCGTTCTGTACCGCTCAGGCAACCCATCCCGCCAGCACCGGAGGCCGCATGAACTGGGCTGAATTGGTATGGATGCTGGTGGGATTGGTGGTGGGGGCGTTGATCGGGTGCTGGTGGTGCAGGGACGTGGAGTGAATACTATACGCATAGGCGGAAAGGACAAGAATAATGCCTACTGAAAGTGAACGAATAGCGGAGTTGAGGGAGTTGGAAGAAGCTCAGGCAGAGAACGCCAGACTGCGGGATGAGCTAAAGAAAGCTAATGTCGTGTTGGAAATGGCAAAGGCTGTTTTTATTGGCATGACGCACACGCATGAAGAGATTGACGAATGTTATCGCGACCTAGCAGGGGAGGAAGGAGGAAAAGAATAATGCCTACGAGAGTAACGATATTACATGAGTATGATCAAGCGGCCAGGGAAGCCGGCAGGACTGAACACACCACAGAAAGGATCGTGCCCGGCGATCGGAACACGGCTGGCGATCAAGTCAGCGCAAGTTTGCGTATTCAAAATCAATCGAACCAACATCATACCCAAACCGTGATCAAAACAGAAGAAATAAAATAGCTTATTTGTTATAATCTAAGCAGTGATATTCTTTTAGTTAAAGGAGTTTTGATATGGCAGCAATAGGACATATAACCGTGGCGAGTGCCGGTACGCCGGTGCAGGGACCAGACGTTTCAAACGAAGATGGTTTTTTGTTACGCATGTACACCACAGGAGAAACAGGCTGGTTCTTCCCCTGGGGCGAAACTGCTGCAGATGATGGCGCGATAGTAGATACGGCCGGTTGGTCATATACCGCAATAACCAACCTTGCCGATCTCGGCTTTGATGCAGAAACCAACGGTGACGAAATCGCTTATGTAAAGGCGTAGCGATGAGCTGAAAGAGGCCGAATGAACCGCGCTCCTGGCATGGATATGCTCGGCCTGATGACGGCGGGGGATCTTGTCGAGAAAGCGCCGAATTACGCTGTGCAGATCGGGGCTGATGGCGCGGAGTATATCGCGGTGATCGCGTGGGTTAGATGGGGCGATGTGATGAGGTGAGGGAATGAAATTAGCTATAAAGCAGATGTTGATGGGGGTCGGGCTGCATTTCGGAGATGAAATTATCGAGAATGGAGGCTTTGAAACCGCTGGCGCTGGAGGGGCTGATGCATTCGCCAATTGGGTCGAGTTTCTTGGAGATGGAGCGATTGCTAGAACCACGACTGCTGGCGAGTTTTACGCTGGCGTGGCTGCTGCAAAACTAACGGCGGGAGCAACAGCGAATACCCAGTTGTATGAAAGCAGAACAGTCGTTCCTGGACAGAAATATCGGTACGCATTTTATACGCGAGGTGATGGGACTTACGCTGGAAGGTACGCTATCTACGATAACACAAACAGCGCGTATGTCATAAACATTACCGCAACAGGAATTATTGGAACATCGTATCAAAGGAAATTCGTTGACTTCACAGCACCGGCGGGATGCATTGCTGTTTTGTGTTCTGTGCGCCCACCCGCAACCAATACCGGAATTGCTTACTTTGACAATGTGTCATTGAGGGCAGTAAACCCTTAGGCGCTGGCGGAGCTTACGTCTCATCATATCAAGAAAGCTACTAAATGACGTTGGATAAATTTTCGCAGTAAGAAAGGAAAAGGTAAAAATGAAAAGGTACGTTGTTTCTGTTTGTCTGTTGGTTGCTGCGCTTGTATGCGTGGTGGCGTTGGCGTTGGTCCCGGATCAGGCTCCTGTCCATGCCGCGCCTATTGTGGAACCTGCCCCTCCGAAGGAACCAGGTTTCAAAGGATTCACAACCCATGTGCAATACCCTGCAAGCCTGGATGAGTTGTACGCTTTGGTGGAAGATAAAGCGCACGGGTGGACATTCACTGACCGCGGATCCGTGCCGGTGCCCTTCTTCGGCTGGCAGCAAGTCAAGTTGATCCAGCGGTTATCCATTGACGACCAGAACACCAGCCAATTGATCATCGCCGCCGAAGATCTTTCCAGTGTTGTCTCCGTGGGTGGGATCGACTTCCCTTCTTCCGGTACGCTGCAGATGGGTGAAGATGAATTGTTCGCATTGGTTTTCCGTCACGGTCTTTCGGGAAATATCCTGGTTTGCGGGATCAATGGCTATCCCGTATTGTATGGCGATGGGGTACAAGAATTGTTCAACGAGATCGCAACTTTCGTAAAATAAAAATTGCCTCTTGACTTTTCTTTGTAAAGTCTGTAATATGTAATTACTCTTTTCTCCTCCATGAGAAAGCCGGGCGCGTTGTAGAGAGCGTGCCCGGCGAGGAGAAGAAACAGGAAAAGGACCAGTATTGAAAATTCGGATCATTTTATGCACCCGCCGGCCGGGTGGTTTACCCGTAGGGTGCGAACCATAGAAAGGAAAACCCTTCTGTCAGAAATTGGAAATGCAAATTCTAAAGATAAAGGGAAATCCGTGTTTCCACCCGGCCGGTTTAGTTGAGTGACCGCCAGCCGCGGGGCTTACCCGCAAGGTCACTTAGGAGGTATACCCTCTTTGATAATCTTTTGGTGATTATAGATACTCCCCGCGGCTGGTTATAGAAAAGGAGAAAAGGAAATGATATTAGCAAAAGTAGCATTGTATTTGATCGGCGCGGCGATCCTGTTGGCCGCCGGCGGATTCTTTTTTGTATCTGCGATGATGGAGAAGTAACGGTCTTGCAGCATCAAGGGCGGGGGTAATGCCCCGCCCGCTGTGGTATTGTTAAGAAAAGAGGCGAGATGAGTAAAAAGAATTACCGCTGTACGTTGTGCAATGGGTTGATGGAGCCAGCTTATTGGCACGGGCACAACCATTACTACTGCAGTTATAGGCGTTGCCCGATGTATAAGGTCAGTATCCCGGAGCGTGCAGCGAAAGCGATCACTGAGAAGAACGCGGCCGACAATAGGTATTACGGAAGGAACGGGAAAGAATGACGGTGTTTCTTGATGAGGATCCCAGGTTAGATGGTCTTACGCCTGAACAAATTGTGTTCCAGTATATGCAGGAACAGGGCTACCCCTTTGTTCAGCAATACCAGTTTCACGATGGATCTTATCAGCCAAAGAAACGACAATGGAAGTTTGACTTTGCCGCGCCTGAATGGAAACTAGCTATTGAGATCGAAGGCGCGATATGGGTAAAGGGCCGGCATACCCGCGGTTCAGGATTTATTCGGGACTGCGTGAAATACAATACAGCCGCATTGATGGGATGGTGCGTTATCCGCATACCAACGGATTGGGTGCGGGATGGAAGCTACAAAGACCTGGTTGACCAGGCCGTAGCGGTATACAGGAAAGGAAAAGGTTATGTATAAGAAACTGTTTCAACAAATTGTTTTAGTGCTGCTTGTACTGAGCATGAGCGCATGTGCTGCGCAAGATGTGGCGATCGTGATCGCAGACGGTTCGACCATCGGTGCGGGGCAGGTGGCTTATGGTTTGTACCAGGTTTACCAGGAGGCTTGCGGTACGGCTATTCTGCAAGATCCTTCCGGGACGACCTTCCTGCTGACGTGGGCGCAGGGAAGTGATTATTACTACGCGGTTTATTCGGCAATCACTGGCAAGATCGCTGCGTTTTCTGCGTCACCTGAACAATTGAGCAATGTTTATAAAGGTTTCCTGAACGCGGGATATGCGCGGATATTGGCGAATGATCCTGCTTTGCCGGCTGCGCTTACCACGCTATTATCGGCCTGGGGAACGGCGGCGAAAGAATTGATCGCTATTGGCATGAACATGCCTGTCAATACGATGATCCTGGTCAGTCCGGCTATGCTGCAACCGCCGGCACCGCCTACCGCCGTTGTAATTGATACATGAGTTGATTGTGATAACAGCCGTTACAGGATATAATAAAGTTACCTTTTCTGTAACGGCTGCAGATGTTTTGTTGAGAACACAAAACGTCTGCAGTCCCATTTTTATACGAGGAGGTTTACCGTGGAAAGAAAATATGTAAGTAATATAAGAGTGTTGTTTGTTCTGCTATTGGTCCTGCTGTGCGTGGCCAAAGCGCAACCGCTGCTTGATCAAGAAGTGGTGTCGGTTGATCCTACGCCTGTTACAAGACAGACGATGAGAAGTGTACCCTTGTTCACCCAGGATCAATATGAGTTGTGTATTCGGGAAGGGATCTGCCCGTATGATGTACCGTTGAACGGAAAGTAAAACAGTGGCCTTTTTATTGTAGTTTCCAACAGAAAAGGGTGAGGCATGGCGTATTATTACATTAAGCTGTACCATGAAATTCTGAACGATTACAAAATGTGTACGCTTTCGGATACGCTTTGGCGCAGGGCTGTAGAGTTTTTTCTGCTTGCCGGTGAATACGGACAAAAAGGGATACTGCCCCCATTGGATCAGATCTGTTTCGTGCTGCGCCAGGATGAAAAAGCGTTATCCGAACAAATAGATAAACTTATCGCTGTTCGTATTCTTTCCAGAACAGAGCAAGGAGTGTTGTACGTGACTAATTTCGAGAAAAGACAAGCCAAAGTGTCGGACGCGGAGCGCAAGAGAAGGCAGCGAGAACGTGACAGGAATCAAGCGGAAGGTGGTCACAAGGCTGTCACAGGTCGTGACGGTGAACGTGACACAGTTAAGTTAAAGTTAAATAAAGATAATAATACAGAGATAGATAGTATTATTGTCCGCTTGCGTTCTGTTTACGAGCAAAACATTGGGCCTATGGTTCCTATGGTGCTTGAAGAATTGCGCGTCATTGCAAGAACATATCCAGAATCCTGGTTTGAAGAAGCCGTGAAGATCGCCGTTGAAAAAGAAAGCCGCAATTTGGGATACATCAAAGGGATCCTGAAGAACTGGAAAGCCAACGGCCGCGGGGGGAAGGGTAAGAAGAAAGAAACCGATTGGGCGGAACAGGCCCGGAAATACGGGACAGAATGAATTATCTTTCTTTGTTTTCCGGCGCAGGAGGCGGCGACCTTGCCGCACAGCATTTTCATAGTTGGCGGTGCCTGGGATATGTGGAGTATGCGGATTACCCGCAGAGAGTGTTGAAAGCGAGGATACAGGATGGACACCTTAACGAAGCCCCAATTTTCGGCGATATCAGAACATTCATCAGTGAAGGGTACGCCGAGCGATATAGAGGCATGGTTGATGTCATTACCGCAGGCTTCCCCTGCCAGCCGTTCAGCGTTGCCGGAAAGCAAGCCGCAGTTGACGACCCACGAAACATGTGGCCTGCTACCATCGAGTGTATTCGCACGGTTAGACCCCGATACTGCCTGCTGGAAAACGTCCCAGGCCTGCTTGCCGCTTCTCATGGATACTTTGGAACGATACTCCGAGAGCTGGCCGAAAGCGGGTATTCTGCACGATGGCGTGTGTTATCGGCGGCCGAATTGGGAGCGCCGCATAAACGAGATAGGCTTTGGATTGTGGCCTACTCCGACGGCAAGCGACAACGACAATCGGAGAACAAAACCAACGCCAGCAGAGATAGAGGGGCGGCATGGATGGGGATTAATGAGTGCGATAGTGGACGCAAGTTCTTTGAAACCTGTGAAGAAATGGCCGACGCCAACGGTAGACGATGCGAACAACGTAACACGCCAGAGTGGAGCGTTTCAGAGCTTGACGAGGGCGGTGATGTTTCCAACACCACGGCAGCGGGACTGGAAAGGGCAGAGCCAGCGCGGGATACATGCGCCGATGGATGCGCTGCCAAATCAGGACAGAGGGGACGGGAAGCCGATTGGTGGTCAGTTGAACCCAACGTGGGTCGAGTGGCTCATGGGGTGGCCAATCGGGTGGACAGACTTAAAGCCATTGGAAACGGACAGGTTCCGCAAGTGGCAGCGAGAGCATGGGAATTGCTAACAGAGTAAAGGATAGGGTCATGGAAATGCCGGAAATGAGAACCAACCTGGAACAACGTTTCGTGTCGTACCGGGGCAAGGCTTTGAAAAAAGCGGATAAGCACAGTCAGGAAATGGCGATCTTGTTCAAGTTGTTCATGGGACTTTCGCAGGAAACCCAATTCGAGATCGATGCTGTGGCCAGCCAATTGGACATGGAGCATATTAGGAACATGGGGCTTTTGTCCTGTTTTGAGTTGGCGATGAAATTGGCGATGTACGAGGCGGATCCCCACGGGTATACGGCCATGATGCGGAAGATCCAGGCAGTTGCGGAGAAGCGGGCGGCGGAAGTGGCGAAGGCAGGTGAAGGATGAAAAACTGTGCGTGGTGTGGTAATGAGTGGCAGGAGTCTGAGCGTAGGCGCGGCACGTGTGCGCATTGTGGCGGAAAAAGGGAAGAACCAAAAGCAACGCTGCAAGATCTGAAGTTTTGTTCTACTCACGCCTTGCCCGATTATGGGAAGTATGTTACTTCAGGGGTGCGTGGTGGTATTGGTCCCTATCGTCAATATCCAGAAAACCCCATAGCAAAAATAGAAGAATTGCTTATGAACCAATTGATAAACGAAGAACAAGCGATGCGCATGATACAGGAGTTGTAAAAAACAATTGAAATATTGGTATATTATCGTTATACAAGCCGCCGGCACCGGAGGCGCACGATGAGTGAAAGGATGGAGTGATGAAGGTATTAGTAGCATGTGAGTTTTCTGGAGTTGTTCGGGAAGCGTTCGCGGCGCGAGGGCATGACGCTTTGAGTTGCGACCTGTTGCCAACAGAGATACCAGGCAATCATTATCAGGGTGATGTGTTTGACCTGATAAATGATCCAGCGTATCAATTCGATTTGATGATAGCGCACCCGCCATGTACAAGGCTCTGCAACTCTGGCGTATGTTGGCTTGCAAAAAGAAACTTGTGGGATGAAATGAGAGAAGGAGCAGAGTTTTTCAAAAAGCTGATGGATGCTGATATTCCAAAGATTGCAGTAGAAAACCCCATACCTCACCATTATGCCGTGGATATTATCGGGAGGAAATACGATCAGATTATACAGCCGTGGCAATTTGGACACGGAGAAACTAAGGCGACTTGTCTGTGGCTGAAGAACTTACCAAAACTTATTCCGACAAACATTGTAGATGGGCGAGAGCAGCGGCTTCATAGAGTCCCGCCTGGACCAGACAGATGGAAAATACGCAGCACAACGTATACAGGTATAGCCGAGGCAATGGCTGACCAGTGGGGTGATACATGCCCCGCCTCCTGACCCGTGCCGTTGTAAAAAACAATTGAAATATTGGTATATTATCGTTATACAAGCCGCCGACACCCCCGGCGGCTTTGTTGTTGAAATGGTTGGTTTGCGGTAAACTGGTTATAGAGACGTAGAAAGGGAAAATTGAATGGAAGATCGAAAGAACATCTATGTTTGTGTAATGGTTGACGATAATATACCTGAAAGAAATTTCTTTGACGCAAATCATTTCTTTGTAGGGCCTGACGGTTTGGAGATCGGGCATTACCGCAGGAATATGGAATTTCCTGAAGATCATCCTCAGGCGTGGAAGCATGAGCAAATAGCGCATTTTGAACCAGGCAGTTATCGAGGAGTTTGGTACGTGAAAATGACCGAAGATGAACAAGAATGAAAACGTAGTTGTTGTAGACAAACTAACGCCTGAACAAGAAAAGCTCCTCAACAGCATGGATCGTCAGGCGCAGCTTGCTTCAGTTGCCCGCTATAACGATGGACCCGCGGGGTTTGAGGCGTTTTTTGAGTTGGTCTTTGGAGAACGATTACTGCCCCATGCCCGCGAGTGGATACAGATGATCTACAAAGCCAAGAAACTGGACAAGGGCACGGTCATTCAGGCTTTTCGTGGATCAGCCAAAACCACAACCTTGACGATCGCCTTCACTGCTTTTCGCATTGGGAAGGACCCGTATAAAAGCAATTTGCTTATTCAGGTCGGTGATGATATTGCCTCCGATAACAGCCAGGCCATTGCCGATATTATTGCTAGTAATCCTAATTGGAAACTGGTGTTTCCCTACATCGTACCGGACAAAGAAAAAGGGTGGGGGAAACAGGGGTACGAAGTCAAGCGCGTTGATATTCCCTATGGCCAGTGGCGGCAGGAAAACAGCACGCGCAAGGACCCCAACTTATTAGGTGTTGGGTATAAGTCTCACGCTATCATTGGTAAACGTCCTACCGGGCTGCTTATTGTGGACGATATTCACGATGAGATCAATACCAGTTCTGACCGGGAACTGATCAAAACCGAGAAGATATTGCAGGGCACTATCTTACCTACCATTACCCCTGATTCGTGGGTGGTGTTCGTGGGAACGCCGTGGTTAGAGCGGGATTGTCTGCATTTCATGCTCAATACGGGCGAAATGCTGGACGTGAAAACGCCTATCCTGGACGAGAACAAAGAGACTGTTTGGCCTGACCGGTTCCCACCCGAAGCGATCAAAAAGCTGCAAAACCTTTCCGGTGAGATCGAGTTTGCCAGAATGTACCTGCTTGATCTTGATATGGCGAAGGGCGTTTTCCTCAAAGGGGAATGGCTGCACAAGTTCCCGCGGGAGGAAATCGGGAGCGATTGGCCGACCATCTTTGGCATAGACTATGCCAGTACAGCCGACCGGCTGAAGGACAAGGATCGCGACTATTTTGGTCTGTCTATCTGGAAGCAGAAACCAGGCGGCGGCGCGGTATTGATCGGCGGATACCGCAGACATCTATCCCAGGGGGAAGCCGAAGAATTTGTAAAAGGACAGGCAGCGATCTATCACCCGCGCCAAATTGGTGTTGAGAGCATTGGCAAGGGTGAGGAGTTTTATCAATTATTGTTGCGCAACACAACCTTGCCCGTGCGCCCTATTCAGCACGGGAAGAAGGGCAAGGGAGAGCGTTTTGAGAAGCAGATGGCCCCCATGTTTTTCAGCGGCAGGGCGTGGATCATTGACGTGCCGAACCAGGAGCATGCCAATTTCATTCACCACTTCCGCGAGGAATGGTTATTGTTTCCCCACGGAGAACATGACGACTGCCTGGATGCAGCGTATATGGGGTTGATCTGTTTGCAAAGCGCGTTGTGGTCTGTGCCGGAAAGAAGCAATGAACTTGCCGTGAAAAAGAGAATGACGGCAAACCCCTTTGTAGGTCTGTGAGGATACTATGTCAATTTTTAGCAAGAAGGGCAGTGAAACAAATAAAGCAAGCGGGATGGACTTTGACCAGGCCCAACAAGAGGCGCATGTGCGCATAAGCATGCGCAGACCGGTCAATGCCATGTTTAGCAAGATGGACGACTTTTGGCATAACGAGTGGAATTGGCCGAATCCAACGAAGCCGGAATGGGTGCATAAAGTCACCAGTTCAGACCCGCACGATGCGTTGAGATCTTCAACGCAGATATTGGGATCCGTTTCTCCGCAAGTGAAGGTTCATCCCCTTGCCGATGATGAGCAGAGCAAGGAACACACTGACCTTTTGGAGAAGGCTTTGCAGTGGCAGCTAAACAGGCTGCTTGCCAGGAACCGCGGGAACAAGACCGAGAACGTGGTGCAAAGCGCGTTGCAGTATGCAATGGTCACGATGCAAACCATATACCTGCCTTACGAGCAAGAGAAATACCGCAAAAGCGGGGATACGATGATGCAAAAGCGTATGAAAGCTGCCCAGGCTTACGGCGATTTCGCTTTGATCATGCGCCACCCGGCCGATGTGTTCCCGACCTCATCCGAATTTTTGCCCGTGGAAGATGTCATTTATCGCCGCGTGTACACAAAGCCGGAGTTCAAAGCTACCTTCCCGCAGTGGAAGAAATGGGAAGGTTCTATTGATCTTGATGAGCAATCCGAAGGGTTTATCATCGTGTTCGAGAAGATGAACTTTGAAGGTCAGTTGCTTTGGGCGCAGAATATCCCCACGCTTGACAACCTGGATGATGTATACAGCGGAACCAAGATCATTGACCGCAAGCATGGTATTGATTTCTTACCCTGGATCGTGCGCAGCACAGGGGCCGAGTTTTATTCGGACCCGGATAAGCAATTGAAACCCCTGCTTTATCCGGTTTACAAGACCGGGCATTGGGATATTCAAAACGTGGTGTTGTCGCTGCTTGAATCAGAAGTGATCAGTTATGCCGCTTCTCCGCGTGGTGTGGTCAAGTCTTACAATCCGTGGGATATACAGGTTGACTACGGGGATCCTGGGCGGCTTATCCGCTTATCACCGGAAGATGAATACCAGCAGATCATGCCCCCAGGTATTGACAAGGGGTTGGGGGATGCGCTGGACATTCTCAATTCGATGATCGGTAAAGAGACAGTATCAAGGATGATCCAAAACCCCGAAATGAAAGCCGATGTGCCGTTCTCAGCCATGAACCTGATCTTCCAGTTGGGCGCGAACACGTTAGAACCTTTCAAGAAATTGTCTGAGATCGCTTTGGCTGATGTGTGCCGGCAGATGTTGAAATGGGTACACCAGGACGGCCGGCCGCTGGTATCGTGGTCGCCCAAGAAGGGCGAGGAAGGCATGCAGATCAAGATCGACCCCAAAGATTACGATGAGGATGAGATCTTTATCACCGTGAAACTGACTGCAGACGTGCCGACTGATAAGGTGGCGAAAGTCAATGCCGCCGTGATGATGAATAAGCAATTGAAATACCCCGCAGCCAGGGCGATGGAAGAAGTTGGCGTGCAGGACCCGCAGCAAGCGATAAAGGAATGGGAGGAGGATCAGCGCAGGGAGGCCGCTTTGCAGTTGCAGATCGAAAAAGACCGCATGCAGATGGAACAAATGATGCAAATGCAAATGCAAAAAACGGCGGCTATGGCGCAGCAAGTGGAGCAGATGAAAATGCAGAACATGCAGCGCAACGCCAATCCTTATCAACAGCCTATTCCTGGTGGTCAGCAGCCAATGGATATGAGCGGGGGCGCGGTTGGTCCGCCAATGCTTGATCAAATGTCAGGGCAGGGTTTTGATACCGCGATGGGCGGGCAACCAGGTATTCAGGGCGCACCGGGCGCGACCAGAGAGGCCATTACTGGCCAAACGCGGGCGGGCGGCGAGATAGCGATGTGAGGTGAGATATGCCAGGCGCAACAGTAGAAAGAGGAGATTCGTATTTTAGTCTTGCCGAGAGGATTTACGGCGATCAGCGCATGGCCGTAGAACTGATGAAGGCCAACGGTGGAAAAGCACTTCATCCCGGCATGACGATCGGTACCGTTGCCCCGCAGAGCGACCCTGTGATCAGTGAAGGGGATTGGGGTACGATGCAGTCAATGGCCGATGATGGTGGCGGGGGCGGCGCGGGAGAAGAAGAAGATCGCTCCCCCGGTGGTCCTGGTTTGGCCGCGCTGCGCCGTGCTGAAGATGAGATCAGGCGCAAGAGCGACCCATTTGGAGGCGGCGGCACACACGACCCCTACAACCCGTTCGGCGGGTATACCTACGGCGGTGATCAATCCACAGAACGGGATTACACCCCCTTGCGTGCGCAAGGACCTGGGTATGTATACAGTTATGGGGGCGCGTTTGACACGGGCGGCGGGGGCAGTGATGGATACGGTATGTCGGGCGCGGAGCGTTCCTACGCAACGCGGTACGGGATCACCCCCGCGGTACAGATGAACTCAGGGCAGCGAGGCAGTTCGTTTGCCGCAGGAGAACAGGGATCTTACGCACCTACGCAGGATTATGTAATGCGGGCTTCTGCAGTAAATGCGTCCGGGCAATCTCTTGTTTCGGCTACACCTGGTTATGATACAGCGCGTACCAACACAGGTTTGACGCTGGCGCAGTTGGAAAAGCAGAAAAAAAAGCAAAGCCTTGTCGCACAACAGCAGCAACAGCGATGGGATATGCAGGATAAATACATGCGTAATGCCCGCCGTTTCCTGGATTCGCTGGCCACAATGGATATATCCCAAATGCCGGTCACGATCGATATGATGACTGCCAATTTTGCGGGTTTTTCAGTGGGGCAGTTGCTTGAAATGGGATACGAACAAGTTGAAATCAACAGCAAAGGGCAGATCATTTATCGTTTGAAAGTCCCGATCACTCCCCCCGGCACTACCCCGCCTACTACATCTTCCGCCGGTGGTGGAAAACCGCGCCGTTATTACAGCAGCGGGGGCGGTGGGGGCGGTGGGTATTCTCGCACCGGACGTTCAAGCATTTCAGCGATCTCTAACGGCTTGATCAATTGGAGGATTGGATAATCTTATGACCACCTTCAAAGAAGGGAAAACACCTGATGCTGGTCAATGGATGGTTCAACGGCACCAGGAAGCAGTAGAAAACAACGTGCCCATGATCTACGCTATGGAAGGCGAAGATATGGTCACGAACGCATGGGAGAAGAACGCAGTTCCTACCCGTGAAGATCTTGCGGCAACGCCTGTGGGTTTGGGCGATTGGGATTACCGCAACCTTGACGGTATGGGGCCAAAGGGCGAGGATCTCCCGGATGGCGCGGCCGGCTGGCTGCCTGATGGGACCGTGGATTGGGGCGGCACGGTTGGCGGGTGGCTGCGTGGTGCCTATCACCGGATCACCAAACCGATAACGAATGAGGATTATAGCTCCCCTTCTTTTTTGACCAAGCAAGCTGCAGAGAGAATCGCAGAGAACGACCCGGAAGCCTTGAAAAAAATGGGGGCTTCTGAAGAAGGGAAGAAACCCGGAATAGGTGTGATGGCAAGTCGTACCGTGCAAGAGGGTGTAAAAGGCGCGTTGGAGTTGCTCAATAAACCTGCAGAGGCAGCGGAACAGGCATACGGTGGGGCGGCGTTGGCTGGCGAGGCTATGGGGGGGCTGGCCGGCGATATGGAATCCATAGCGGAATCGGATATGGGGGAAGGCTATAAGCGCACGTTTGGGGCTGCTGAAGAACAACCGGAATGGGTGGACCAACTGCAGTCGGCACTTGCCATATTGAACCCGATCACGGTGGTAGCCAATTGGGGCAATATTGCCAAGAAGCGGATCACCGGGGAACTGAGCGAAGAAGAATTTACGCGCATTGGTGCCGAGAATTATATGGCTGCAAAGATGGCCTACACCGCGGCCGCCGATGAATTGGTAAAAGATGAGTTTATCCGCCGCGCATACGCAGGGGAAGATCCCCGCTTGCTGGCGTTGGAACTGCAAAACCCGTGGGCTGAACTGGTGGGGCAGCTTGTCATAGACCCGCTGAACGCCCTTGACTTGGTGGGTGCCGGGGCGATAGCAACCACGCGCTTGCAGAAAACAGAGAAGATCTTTGGCACGTCCGAGAATGTTGCGAAGGTTATTGGCGGAATGGATGATATTGATAATATCTCCGATGCAATGCGGGCGCAGGGGATCGCAGACCTGCTTGATGCTGCAATGACAGACGCGAGGAAGGTTGTTGAAAAGACAGATAAGATGTCGCACAATGCCGGCCTGTTCTCTTTGACCGCGACCGGCAAACGGGCAGTGGTGCAGGAACGGGGTGGATTGTTACTGCAGACCGTTATCAACCATGCCGATAATCCCGATCATGCTTTGGACGTGGTTGATGGACTTATCAAGATCGTTTCTTCGGATGCTGACGAAGCCGCCGTGGGGCTTTCTATTCTGGCCGACAACCGCGATGCAAAGATCCTGCTTTCCAATGCGGGGTATGAGTTGGGGCACGTGCTGCGCAACGGTCTTACCGATGCTGACGGCGCGGTGAACGCAGGAAAGTTCATAGATAAATTGCAAGCGGCCCAGGATGGCGGGATAGAAGCCATGCTGAAACTTGTCAATGACACGACCGGCAAGGTGGTGGATGATATGTTTCCCACTGTGGCCGAACGTGTTGACGCGATCACAGATGCTAAGAACGCGATGGAGTTGGGGGAAGAATTGAACCCGGCGCAGTTGAAGGCGTTGGATGATAGCGTAGGTCCTATCCTGCGTGGTGCGGACAAGTGGGCGCGGGGGATCCCTGGTGAGAGCTTCAAAGCCTTGAATAAGTTTTTTGCGTCCGTGTATATGGGTATGTCTCCTGGGTACGCTTTCCGCAACTTTCTGAACAACACCTTACAGGTATTTGTTGATAGTGGTGTGAAAGCAGGAGCGGAGGCCGTTATCGCCGGTGCTGAGAACGTGGCAACACGGGTAAGGCTTGCCGATGGTTCGTTTGTGGGCAAGAAGAAGGATGATGTTGTAAAACTTTTGGGCGGTATTGTAGCCCCAGGCATGGAACGCAGTCTTACCATGTCGAAAGGCGCGACCCCTTCCGGCCTGTTAGATAAAAAGGTGTTCACGTTTGCTTCTGACCTGGCAGACGATTTTGAGAAATCGGCCGGCACCGTGATCTTTTCCAATGCTGTTCAAGACGCAATGGGAAAGATGCTGCAGGAAGGGCGGGCATTACCGAAACTGGATGATCTTGTAGGCGCGGGCATGTCAAGGGACGCAGCCGATACCCTTATTGACCTGGTAAAAGCCAGTAAAGGCGATGTTGACACAGGCATAAAACTGTTCCGGGATGCCCAGGCTGCGGGGGCGATCAGTATCTTTGATACCGCCGCGTGGATAGATAACACCGATGCTAATTTTTTGCAGCGTTTGGGGATGCTGGACGATGTGACGCAGAACATGCGTACACTGGAAACCACGAAGGACCGCTTGCAATACCTGGACGGTCTACAAAAAGATCTTTTTGATTATTTGGGTAAGGCTAACAACGAATCTACTATTTTGAGCCGTGAGATCGCTGATAAATTGTTTGGCGAGGAAATGGCAGCGCGGATAGAAAAAGGATTGCGCCGCGGAGAAATAGACAAGGCTGATCAGTCCTTGCGTTCTGCAAGGGTGTTGTTATTCCAGAGAACAAATGATGAGTATGGAGATTTCCTTGAAGTCCTGAAACGTTCGGTCGGGCGCATTGATGAACGGGCAGCCGGGGCTATTTCCGATGATGTCCGGCCGTTGAGAGAAGTCCTTTCTTCAGCGTTCGGCAAGGCAACAGATCTTCGGGAAAAGACTTTGCGGGCAGTCAATACGCTGGATGATATGCGCAGCCCTGACGGGCAGTCGCTTTCCCGTATTTGGCGTACTTTCTTTGACGAGCCGATGCCGGCCGATATTACAAAAAAGACCCTGCGAAAGAAACTTTGGGATTCTTATTTTCCGGGCACGAATGACTTTTACCGGGAAGGGCGCGAGGCTTTTGCGGAAGGCGTAGAAGCACTTTATGGAAAATATCAAGGTGCGCTGCCTCCTGGTTATGATACACAATATTTGGATAAGGCGTTAGAAAAGGCGCGTCAATCCAATATACTGGCAAGTCAATTTGACGGCGCGGTGTTTGTTGACGATATTGCGCGGAGCTTCAGCGATGGATCGAAGGCGAACTTTGATTCCGTTGTTGAGTTGGGACGGCGGTACGGGATCACCACGGCTTCAGACAAAGGCGTGCCTACGAAACGTTTGTTGAACAGTATTAACAAATATCTACCGGAAGGTGTGGATAAATTTGACGACCTGACGGACGTTCCCTTTGAAGTGGCACAGGATGCCTTGAAGAAATGGGGCGATGAAAAAGGCGTTACCGGCGTAAGCCTGGAAGATCTCGCGGACCTTGTTGGTGTAACACCGGACGCACCACGCGAAACCGGCGCGGCAAAACTGCAATTCCCGTGGGATGATAACCTCCCGCCATCTATGCCCAGGGTGTTGAACGAGCAGCGCGAGGGCATTGGGCGTATGTTTGACCGCTTGCGCCAACAGGTGCAGGACGGCGCGACCGCGACCAGGAACATTGCGATCAATCCCGAAGTGGACGCGCTTCTGGACGCATGGGCAGACACAGCCAAAGCCAACGTTTCACAGGCGCGGTTATATTCTGCGAACGTTGCGACACAGGCGCGTGACTTTGCCCTGCATGACTACCGGATGAAACGCGGGGCGGATCTTGCTTTGTCTTACGTCTACCCCTATAACTTCTGGTATTCCCGCACCTATAAGAACTGGATGGGCCGGCTTGCCATGCAGCCCGGCGTAGTAGCTGGCTATTCAAAGTACCGCAGTTTCATGGAAAAGATACATGCGGGGATGCCTGATTGGTGGAAGTATCAGATCAATTCAAATGAGTTGTTGGGTTTGAACAGTGAGAACCCGCTTTACTTCAACCTGGAAGCGACATTGAACCCGCTGAATGGTCTTACCGGTGTTGACTTCAACGACCCGCAAAAGCGTGTCAACTGGTGGACCGCCAGCCTGGACAGCCTGAATAAGTTTGGTCCTTCTACGCATACCCTATATAACTATATGGCGGCTATCGCCCTGTATGCGCAGGGGCAGGAAGATGCAGCGGCGCGGTGGGGCGGACGCTTGATCCCGCAGACTGCTACCGTGAAATCTGTTTCCGCATTGTTGGGATTGAGTGACAAGGGCGGGTGGGAGACAGATCCGGCCGTTCACTTCTTTGCCGGCGGAACAGACCCTAACGAGAGGCGGCGCGTTGGCCGTGCTTTGATGTCGCTGGAAGGCAAGTATTCAATGGCGCAGATCCTTGATGCTGCAGAACGGCAAAAGGGTGAGATATGGGACGAGGCGAGGCAGGTTGCTACCACAGAGCGGGCGTGGGGGCAAATATCTTCCTTCTTCCTGGGTGTGGGTTTCAAGGCGCGTTCGGTCAATGACATGAAGATAGATCAGTTCTATGACGAATACTTTACCCTGTTCAATATGAAATCCAACCTGTCCCCGGATGAGTTCAGCCAATCCATGAACCAGTTGAAGAATAAATACCCCTTTATGGATGCGGTGTTGATCTCCCGCAAGGGCGGTATTGAGCGCGATACGGCGTATGCCTATTCTGTTATCGGCCGGATCCCCCCCGGACAATCGGATGATATTTCGGAATTGGTAGGTATTGACCCGCGTTTGCTGAATGAGTTTTACGACAACAAGGGTGATTTCTCCAATTGGCCGGAGCAGGACTACGAGCGGTTCATAGCCGGTATCGTGGACATCGCCAGTATTCTGGACATTCCAGACACGGCCACAAAGGACGCATGGAACAGCGCACGCGATGCTTACAAGGATATGAAAAAGCAAGCCGAGCGTGCGTTTGGCAGCGATATTCACGATCTGACCGAGCAGTATTACGGCATAGACGCAAACGAGCGTGATGCTTTCCTGGAACAAAACCCGCAGGTTGAAGAATACCTGGATTGGAAAAGCGGGTATGTGGTGCAGAACCAGACCCTTGCCCCGTACTATGGGGGCATTGAAGGGATCAGTCGGTATCTGCGCGGTACGATGTATGACACGGTTGAAAAAGAAACCGGCATGAGCATGAATCAGATCTTTGAGGTCAAGAACGAATACGATCGTTTGAAGAAAGCAGGAGGAAGTCATAAGAAATATTTGAAAGAACACCCTGAATTGAAGGTCTATTGGGAAGCCTGGGAGAAGTATGGAGCGATGATCGACCAGCACACCATAGACATGGCAACTAAATTGCCAGATATTGCGCCGGCGGCTGTGCGCGAGGATGCACCGATGGAATCTATCGGACAGCAGGACCTTATGCAAGGTATGCAACAGACCAAGCCTATGATCGAATGGCAGTATATTGAAGGTGCGCTGCCGGAAGATATTATTCGTTCGCTTGTGGACGGCACCGGCTTTGAGAGTTCGCAGCAGATGTTATTTGAAATGTACGCGGACTTCTTTGATATGACCCCCGAAGAATTGATGGATCTCATTGATACTTCGATGCCCAGGTAACACGGGTTACTTGCGGAAATACTATAATTAACTTACTATATATACAGGAGTGTATAACATGACTATCGAGAACCAGGCGGACCCCGGCAAGAGCGGTGGGGAGAATCAGAATCAGCCTAATTCTGACGCTTCAAACAGCAACAGCGCGGCAAGTTCATCTGCAACCGGATTTGATTTCGGTGCCTTGAAGAATGATCCAGAGTTTGTTCAATTCTTAGATGAGCGTTTGCAGTCAGTGAAAGATCGAAGGATTGGCAAAATTCAAAATCAAGTCAAGGATAATCAAGATCAGATCGCTGAAATTGCGAAAAGTTACCAATCATATATTGATGCTGGTAAGTCTCCTGACGAAGCATTGCGGGAAATGCGAATTGACCAAATGCTTGCAGCAGGCAAACCAGAACCTACGCAAGTTCAGAATCAGAATCCAGGCGGGGCAGGCACCCCAGGCTTGAATTTTGCGGACGTTCAGCGGAGCATGCTTGCTGTGGCGGGTATTGATGAGAACGACCAGGGCGTGATTTCTTTTATGTCTGGTGATCAGTTTTCTGGCACCGAACAGGAGAAGGTGAACAAGCTGGCAAAGTTCATTCAATCCCGCAATCAACCTTCCGGGGAAGGTGTGAACTTCCAGCCGAGCGGATCCCGCGGCGGCGGACAGACCAGCACCGATGAGGACAAACTTTCTGCTAAGATCCAGGCTTTGATGACAGAACCAACAAAGAACTATACCGAGATCCAGAAGTTGACCGCAGAACTGCAAAGCCTTTCCCAAAAGGATAAGTAATCTTTGGAGAGGATGCCATGACAATTGGCCAAACCACCACCTACTCGAATAGTATTCGCACGCAGTATCTTGCGAAATACATCGAAGGTGCAATGATGCGGCGTGTCTATGACCAACTCGCTTCCCCTGTTGGAAAGAACATGAGCGAATTGGAAAAAGGCAGCTCCGTGCAAGTGAACTTTTTGAGTGACCTTGCCCCCGCTACCTCCGCAATTTCACAGGTGACAGACGTTACCCCTGTGACCATGCGTGACGCGACCGCCTCCGTCACCCCTACCAGCCGTGCCAACGCGATCCAGGACAGTGAACTTCTGTTGATCCAAGCCTATACCGATTATGTTGCAAAGCGGTATCAGCGCATTGGTGATAACATGATGGAATCTGTTGACCTGCTCGCCCAGGCCGCTGCCCTGAAGGGTGGCAATGTATATCGTTATGCAGCCCGTGCGTCTTTGGACGCTGGTACTGCAAACCATCGTATGAGTGAAACTGTCGTCAATATGGCGCAGTCCATTCTACTCAATTCCAAGTGCCCCGCTTACATGACCAAAGTTGGTGGACGGTGGGTGTTTATCGCTCACCCTGACGCTGTGTACGATCTGCGTCAAAGTGCCAACATTCTGGCTGTGGGCCAGTATCAGCAAGCCGAAATGATCTTGCGCGGCGAGATCGGAGAGTTCCTTGATTTCAAGATCGTCTCCACGCCGTTCGCTAAGGTGTTCGGTGGCGCAGGTTTAGACAACGGCACAGCCGTTGCCACTACACTTTCTTCCGCCGCCAATGCCCTGGCAAAGCAGATCGTGGTAGCTTCTGCCTCAAACATCACAGTTGGTCGTTATCTGACCATCGGCACCGAGGAAACAGGTTCAACCCACTACGAAACCAATGAGCGCGTGCGCGTTTCCGATGAGTATTCCAGCGGTACGACCGTTGATATTATCGGTGAAGGCGCAAACGGTGGTCTGCGTTTCGATCACGCTTCTGGCGTGGCCGTGCGCAACGCTGACAGCGTATACCCCGTTGTATTCGGTGGCCCTTCCAGCCTTGCCAAAGTCTACGCTACTGAAGTAGGCGAATTTGGTCAGGTGGTCGGCCCCCGCCGCGAAGGTATGGTTGACCAGTGGGCGACACTGGGTTGGAAGTTCTACGGTGGATACGGCCGCCTTGCAGAAGGCTGGCTGGTACGCGCCGAAGTTTCGTCCAGCTTAGACGCATAAGGAGAGGATGCTATGACCGCAGGTACAGATGCTTTCAAGGGTCTTGCACTTCCCGTAAACGGCGAAGCGACCATGACGCAGCAAACTGCTGCAACCGACATTTTGACCATTATCGGGGCTTCCGGGCAAACCGGGGACTACCTGAATCTGGTGGATTCGTCCGGTAATGAGGATTTCTCGTTCCAGGCTAACGCCATTCTGAAGATGGGCAACGTCACCGCCAAACCCGCATCGGGTGCGCTCGGTGGCATGTTCATGCACCGCACCGGTACATCGTACCGTTTGGGCCTGTTTGTGACCGGCTCAACTGCCAAGTACGCGAAGTTCAGTCTGACAATCGGCGGATAATCCAGCGTGAAAGTTTACGTTGGGGCCGTTGGTGGCCAGATGCAATATATGGAGGGCGTATTGTCATTGCAGAAGATGGCAATGCGCCCTCTTGATTATGTTTCCTACCTGTACAATACCAGCGGGGCGTTAGCGCGGGGAGAACATGCCGTGAATTTTATCAACGGCGATTATGATGCTATTCTGCAGATAGATCTTGACATGGACCATCCCCCGAATCTGCTTGAACAACTGCGCACATCGATGGAAGAAAACGATCTTGATATGGTTACAGCGCATTACTTCCGCAGACAGATACCCCCGTACAGTGTGTGTTCGTTACCTTCTGCAGACGGTGAGTGGCCCTATCCGCCATTGTGGGACGTGCCGGATAAGGGAGTTATTGAGTTAGCTAATACCGGGATGGGCTGTGTCTTGATCAAGCGCGAGGTGGTCCAGGCTGTATGGGACACCCTGCCAAAAGGCGACAATCCATTCTACCCGCGTGCGATGCCGGAGAAGTCAGGGGATCATCGGCGTTGGGGATCTGATTTTGCATTTTTTACAATGGCGCGTGATTTAGGGTATCGGCTTTGGCTTGATGCCAGCGTGGAATCAAAACACGGTGCTGTTGTTTGGATAGATAAGGCGTTATATAATAGATATAAGGACACAACCGCGGCGATGCAGGAACAGTTCGCAGCGGAATTATTTGAACTCAGGAGAGGTAAGAACAGTATGGAAAAAGCAGCGTTTGAAGCACGAAAGACGAACCTTGAAAACCAGCGCAACAAACAACAGGCGTTGGTCAACAAGCGCAAAATGACGGTTGAAATGGCAAAGGCACAACTTGAAAAGGATCTGTTGGCCCTGCACGCCATCGAAAGCAGGTTGGAAGAAGTCACGTTCCTGGCGGATTATGACCAGGACCCCGGCAAGTATGATGCCCAGGTGGAAGAAAGCGAGATCGTGGACGTGGAAGCGAAAGAGGTTAGCAATGGCGAATGATGTGTTATGGCGCAGACTGCGTTACTTTCTTTCTCCGCAGCTTGACCTTTACCAGCGTATGCGTACATGGGTAGTTGACCGGAAAGTGTTAGAAGTCGGCTTCGGCTCCGGTGTCGGCGCGGTTCAATTGGGTTGGATGGCCGAGCATGTGATGGCGATCGAACCAGACAAGGACGCGGTTGATTTTGCGATGGCCGCTTTTCCTCATCCTAATATCTCATGGGTTGAAGCGAGTATTTTGGATGAGCCGAACACGATATATTATTTTGGTGTCGTTAC